TCTGAGATACTACATGAATCAATAACTACTCCATTTACATCTAGCTTTGTCATATCACAGTCAGATATTGAGCAGTCTACAAACCTTACCCTGTTTATATTAGGGTTGGTAATATCACAGTTATTGAATTTACACTTAACAAAAATTGAGCTATCTATTATAGATGCGCTCAAATTAGTATTTGAAAAAACTGTATTATAAAATATGCACCCCTTGATAGCCGATGCCTCTAAAGACGACCTATCTATTTCAGCTCCTAAAATCACTAGGCCAAATAGCGATTTATCGTCATGATTCAATAAGGACATGCCATCAGTTTTTATCGTATCTAAGAACTTAAAATACCAGTTATCAGACGACAGCCCTCCCATATGTATTAATCTTTTCAGGCCGTCTACCGAAATATTGATGTTAGCATTACCGCCGTCTCCATATATAGCAGATGACACGGCGAGAGCTACCTCGCCGTTCCAGTTCTTATAGCCGATTTTCGGCAGCGATTTGAAATCTAATATGTGTTTTTCATCCACACATAATTTTAGCTATTATCTCAGAACATCCACGCTGTATGTAAGCATTTTGGCACCTTCATCTATTGTATACCTATCGAAAAGGGCTACCTTGCTACTGTCACAATTGTAGGCGCTTATTTTTTCATATAGGTCCTGGTATCCATAATTTTTATCTCCCTTATATATAGTAAATTTATCCTGGGTGTCATATACAAGGCAGCTGGTCAGATTGCTTATCCTATCAGACGCATCATTATCATTGCTTACTGCAAAGGCTATCTTTATTACCGGCTTCCGTATGTCGGTATACTGGCACGACTTACTTCCATTATTAAGAACAAACCTACCAGACACTCCAGTATTATCAGCTATGTCAGGTTTATTTCTCACAAACCCCACATACTTCACTTTGCCGTCTCTGCCTATGTATCCCATAGCTGTAGTACTTGAACATTGTAGTCTAACACTAATTATAAAATATACTATATATTCGGCGTTCCCGTTCATAAATCCTTGACCATATATATCTGCTATGTCGGCTGCTAATTCCGGCAGCATAGGCACCCTTACATCATAAGACACCATGGTGTTAATATCAACAGTATACTTGACTGAGATAGTACTATTATCAAACACACTAGAAAGAGCCGTGGCCAAAGACCTTCTGTATATCTTGTTCGCCATAGCCTTATGGTTTTTATTATATTGCATAGATAATTCTGCTGCGCGTACATTATCGCCACTGTATTTTGGGTGTCCATCGGCCACATTTATTTTGAATTTTCTATAACCGCCAAGGTCTTCTGAGCTCTGCAATAGTGTATATTCAATATCTGTACACATGAAAGAAGCCCGTGCATCGCGCATACGCTCTATGTTGATGCCGTATGCCTTACCACAGGCCTTGGCTGCGGCATTACTGAGCATTTGCTCGTAGTCTTTCCCATACCCGTTTATGTCAATGACTGCAGAGAAATAAAAAGACAGTGCTAGTGCTAACATGAAGCGCCTCCGGTTGTTATTACCAATAACAAAAAGAGGCTACCCTAGCGATTGTTTTTTAGCCGCGTCCGCGACCTTTTACTTCGACCAACGACGAAAAATTTCCATCGACTCTAACCGCTTCATATGCATAATTAATCAAATCCTTAGAACCCTTTATCATGTCCATATTTTTATGTGATATTAATATTATCGCTTTATTATCTCTTCTAGAAATCGAATTTATTATACCCAGGAACGCCGACATACCAGAATCGTCCATGGCAATGTCTGCTATTTCATCTAGAAACAACACATTGCACTTTAATCTTCCGATCGCCATTGTCAAATCGACAACAGACAGGGCTATGGCTAAATTCAATCTTTGACGCTGGCCTGTCGACAGCGAGTAGTATTTTTTGCCAATACCTACTCCAGACTTCATGACATGGTCAAACTTTTCATTAAATGTTATAGATATCGGAAGGCCTATTATGCCAAGATATCTATTAACAGCATTATTAAAGTTTGTCATATAATTAGATATTACATATGCTTTCAACCCATCATCAGCGAATACTTTTGACAAATTAACATCGATTTCATTACTGCTTCTTATGGTAGCCAAACGGGAGCTCTCTGTTCTGTATTCATTCTCCGCTCTAGCTAATTCTTCACCAGCCCTGTCGTCACTATTCTTCAATCTATTACACATGTTTTCTATATCAGTCCTAATTTCTACAATGGCAGCATTTCTTTCATTCAATATACTACCTGAGGTATTCATTAAAGCAAAGGCTCTGTCACGTATTTTTTCAGCGTTATCTATTATAGTAGCCTCAGAAAAGGCTGCTTCATAGGCCACTCTTTTAGTGGATATTTCAGCCTCTATATCTGATATATTGGTAGACACAGATATTATCTCTTGATTAATTTCATTTATATGAGCTTCAGCTGACTTTATAGACAACTCTTCTCTACATTGTGAACATACCTCACCAGGTATTATTGTTTTTATTTTCGATTCTAGCTGTGCTTTCTTTAGCTTGTTTGTCGATAATACGCCATTACGTTCAGATATGGCATTGGATATTATATTCTTATCAGCTCCTGATTTATTGGCTACTAATAGCGCATAGTCATTGGCCTTTGCCTCATAGTCACACTTCAGTCCAACATACTCATCATATATTACTGAATATTCTCGTTCTTTTATTTCTAGTTGGATTCTTTTTTCTGCTATCGCCTGTTCATTATTCTTTTTATGTTCGTCTATAGCTATTTTCAACGACATTATTGAGGCATGTAAGGTCTGTAGCTTAGCTACTATCATCGTTTCATCTACTCTATTGGCCGATACCTTTTCCTTTATTTTATTTCTATATACATCAATATCTTTCATAGAAAACATCTCACTAGAAGCGCTTCTCCTATCTTCTGGAGACATCTCTATTATTGGTTTTGCTGTTATGGGTGATAGACCCACCGAGCTAATAAAAACACCCTCTGATATCGAAGTTATTACTGTTTTCAAAACTTCTTGATTTAAAGCTGAAGATGCCGAATTTAGTTCAACACCATTTTTTATGATTTTGAAGTAATCTGGTTTCATTCCTCTAGAAATAATATATGAATCAGTAATATCATTTTCTATTACGTCAAAAGTCATCTCTGTTTCTAACTGCTTCATATTTTGATCATTTAAAAGGTCGGCCTTTGTTATTTTAGGCCTAAAAGGTGCATTAAACATCACAAAATACATTATCTCGAAGATTGTGGATTTACCGTTACCATTCTCACCTAATATTTGGGTTATACCCTCTCTTATTTCAAATTCTACCCAATTATTACCATAACACATGAAATTTCTAGCACGGATTTTTTTCATCAGTAGAGTTTTCACTGACCACTCCTAAACTGTTAAAGAGATTACCCAAAGAGCCATTTGTCGGAAGTCCTATGACTTCAACTATTATGTTATTAAGCATAGCTATGTCTTCACGCGTTACTACTGAAGAGCCTTTGTCGCTTTTTATAAGATTAATACCCTTTTCAAGCATTATAGTATCTTTTTCTATCCTACTACCTAATGTATTGTTATTAAGACCTGATACCAAGTTCTTCAGCCTATCATGTAGGCTCAATTTCATATCATCACAATTATCAAGTTTAAAATAGCCCATTATTAAAATTATAATTAGCTAGTTTTATCTAGCCAGCTAATATAGGCCAACGCTATGCCGGTGTCGTTATTATTGTTACTGCTAAAAGTTATCTCCATGATAGAATCGTCTTGGACGATATAATTTATCGGATTATTGATATACATTATCCTGTCAAGATTGCTGACCCTCTGCACATTGTATATGGAAGATACATTATTAACTGGATAAACATCTATGTTGACGAAAGACATACCAGAAGTAGCATTGAACTCCTTCATTATCCTTATAGATGTCGCAGCTATTACAGAACCGGCTGATAATGGTAGCATATAGGACGCTCTACTGGCTGGTCCAAAGGACATGCTATTACTATTCCATTTATTCATCTCTTCAGTATGTATTAATATAGAGCCATCTAAAGAATTACCAGTAGAAGTGTAATTATGATGAGGCACGTACCCAGAGTACCCTCCAGAATAACCTTCATAAAATGTATTATCAGATCCAGAATGTCCATTATAGTAGGTACCCTGTGCAGCTATATATGAGTACCCTCCAGAGGCGCTATTTGGTTCTAACGATGAATACCCACTATAGTATGTCGAAGAATTAACTCCAGAATACCCACTATAGTATGTATATCCACCGTACGCGCTCGGTGACATATGGTTCAGGTCTACTCCAAAGTATCCAACGCTTGCAGACAATGGGCCGTCTATGGATGAAAAAGGCCTATAACCACGTGTAACTTGCCTTCTATCTTTTGTTTCATTCATATAGTTAGTATATTCTATAGTTTCTATAATATTTGCAGTAGATGGCATTTTATACATTACGCCCTTTACATTAAGGGGTATTATGGTCTGAAAGCTACGCTTCTGACCCAAACTATTTTCTTCACTAGGGGTGATATTAGGGTCTTCCACGTTTACTATAACATCTCTCTCTACTTCATTTATATCACTCCTTAGCCATTCCTTTAGCCTTACAGACCTCCATGTACTATAATATGGATATATATTTTCTAATATTTGACATTGGTCTTCAAATAGTTCTGTATATATAGATAATTCGTACCTGAATATATACGCTGTAGGTTGCATATCAACTATGTATTCACCATTTTTATGATTATATATGGCTCTACTCTTAGTAGGAGGAGGCTGCTCTGCCAAATTCCTTGAAAAACCCATGAATCTGACACCGATAGACGGACAGAAGCTTTTACCCTGTTGTGGGTCGTTCTGAGTGGTATATACCCAGTTTGCGTAGTCCTTTGCGAAGTGGGAATACAAAGGAACAGGTAGCATTTTATAATAGCCATTTTCATCATAGCCTACGCCTGGCTCTCCTAATGGCACGTCAGCGGATGTAGCCAACGCACCCTCATTAAAATACCTTCTTCTAACAATTATGTCATCAAACATATCAAGAACACCTATATGTATTCTCTCTATAGACCTTGCCCAATAATATGGTCTTATAGCCACTTACCACCCCCCAAATGCATCTGGACCCTGGGCTTTTCTTTGGTCAGTTATCCCCTTCCCAGGTAGTTCTCTATCGGCAGCGACTGGTGGTATGAATTCTGGTCTGTACAGCACCTCATCTTTTGCTACCTTTACGTCATCACCAACACCCAAGATGGCATTCATATGCTGATTAAACTTCTGGTCAACATAACCCAAGTCTTTTGTATCGTTATTAACATTGGCTGAAACATCAATACCATTGTCTCTGAAGGCTTTGAGAAAGATTTTGAACCAATACTTTGATTGTGAAAATTGGTCTTCAGACACCTTATCAGACACATCCATTATTTCATACAAAGAGTCCTCAAATCTGAGTTTTATTAAGTCTCCAGCCTTGGGAAATATTTGGGCTTTTGTAAATCCCTTATAGAAGAACTCAGTAGTACCTTTCTGAGAATCCCATATGTTATGGACAGATTGAGCAGACGTTGGTGTACCACCAGCCTCTAATATATTAATCATATTATGTTCAAAAAATTGAGTCCTATGTAGGAAAACAGGAAATTCATCCATACCAGTAATCATAAATCTGGTATATTGATAGTTATCACCCTGCATCATACCTTCACCTGCTACAGGTACTTCAAAATTTCTCAAAATGGTTTTTATAGGCTTTTCTTTTGTTATAGGATTACCAACATCTAGAGATGTAACATAATACATACCTACAGCACCTTTTATATCAGTAGCTTCTGCGCATAGTCTATTATGCAGCATTTGGTCTAGATAGGACCTTTCTTTTTTCCAACTCGGATTGAATCTGTTTGAAGTTAAAGAACCAGACATGGCATTAGCACCTAGGGTATCCCTATCCGGGACTTGCCTTGGTGTGCTGTATCCATATCCAGGTATACCGTAGTTCATTCAATTATTTAAACAAAAGAATACATAAATGGCTGCAAGGCCGCAGAGCGGCAAGCTTTCCTGGGGGTTCTTTGTTCTGTATTGAATGGAAATTTGATTAAATCGATTTATATCTATATATTATTAGCCGCAGAGCGGCAATTACTTGTTGGGGTTCTTTGTTCTGCAAGAAATGAAAACGCGTCGTTAAATATAGACATCAGAAATGCGTAAAATATTCTGAAGTATGAAAACCTCGATGGATGACATTCTCGAGAAAAAGTATCCGTCAGCGGATGTGCAGAGAGTATATCTTCCAGAACAAAAGCCGGTAGGCGCGAAGAGACACACCACTGCATATATGAAATGGTTCAAATTCAAGAAGCTATGTAGGAAAGCAATCGAATACGGGATAGACGTTGACAGTGATGGCTGTCATACTATTAGCGGCACAATGCCAGTAAATTATTCTTTGCCAGATACACTATACAGAGGCAGGCTAATAAGGGCCTTTACAAATATATATAAAAGGGTGTCTGAAGGAAAGGCACCGCTCGGCTATATGCTTGATAACGAGTACATGCTGCCGAGAGGCACAGGGCATAGCCTTCTGTACTTTCTTTGCGAAGGCGGACTGATATCTCGCGAATTTGCCGGATACATGTACCACGGCATACCTATATACAAATATGATATTACAGAAGACCAAAAAGCTAAATGGAAGAATTTTGAAATTAAGCTACAGGTCAACAGGCTAGACGTATTATCGAAAGTAAAAGAAACTGTTGGCACTACAATAAAGAAACTAGAACTGCTTGATTACTCAAAAGACGAAGAAAGAAAGCCGTCTAAAAAGACACGCTCGCATAAGATAAACACCACAATAAACGACATCAGTATAGATACTGAAAAGATAAAAAACCTGTCTGAAGAAAAGTCTCTATCGTTTGTCAGATTAGAGGCGGGGCTGCGACCAGATACGATATTAAGGGTTGGATTTAGAGAATATAGTGTGCTGACAAATATGAGAAAAAAAGAAAGAGCATGTCTGAAGTTAGACGGTGAAGAAATATGTGAAGGGGCTGATATGCCGCTTGGCTCTTTTACAGTCCTCATAAACAGCATAATAAAAGCCAGTAAGCACCTACCGATAGTCCCTGATAAAAGAACGAGAACAGAAGCCTATGTCTTGGCTTCCAATATAATGTCAAAAGAGGACCCAAAAAACAGCCTGATAGAGCTTTTGGGAGCTGTAGGATATAGGGGCAAATCCCCTGGGGACCAAATAAAAGGGTGGATAAGAAACTGGATTACAAAGAGAAGAGAATGGTCTGAATACATAGATAAAAAAGGGACAAAAAGAGTAGCTGTGTTCAAGGGCAACAAACTATCTGAATATATAAAAAATAATTTTCCTAGCCTATACTACTTTATAGGCAACCTACAGAAGGTAGAATGGGGAAAATATAATAATAAGACCATGTATGAGCTACTAGAATACCTAGAATTCCAATCAATGAGAAAACTGTTATGCAAGTATAAGGGCATAAGGGTACACGACGCAATATACTGTAAGGTATCAGACGCCAACGCTGTCAAAAATAGCATGTATAGAGAACTAGGCGTAAGAAGAAAATTTGATAATGCCAATATACTTGAAATAATGGGCCTCCATGGCCGTGATTTTGATGTCGCCATGAAAGGCGCATAGTCATATATCAAATAAGTATCTTTGATGGTATCATATACAGAGCCTAGTAATTTAGTTGGTAATATTGTTGGCATGTATGTAGACATCATGCCTGGTGATAAAGAGTTTCAGGGAAGACAAGCTGACTTGCGTAACAATAAGCAAACTCTGCCCGGCATAATTAGGGGTATTCTTCAAGATGATGTGAATATAACCATCAATTCAAACTGGTCGCCCGTTAATATGGTGGACAAGTCGGCGCAAAATGTGTCTGGACTTACAGGCTCTATAGCTAAGGTGTTAGGGACCAGCGACAGCGGTAAAAAGAAAGCAGCGGGAAAGATTTTAGGCTTCGCGGACGCTTTAGCCGGTAAAATAAACACAAATGAGTTTGCCAACATATCTGGGCTAGGGCGCGGCAAAATGGGCCCCGGCTCCATGAAAATATATGAAAAAAGCACTATAGCTGGCTTTAATGTTACGCTTAAATGGTACATGCCCGGAGCTGAAATAGATGTTATAAAAAATATGGTGCTGTTATTGTATTGTGTATATCCAATAGCGACATCAGCTTATGATAATGTCTTAGGTGGTAATAACTATTCTTGGGAGGACGGAGTAGTAGGTACCTTTGGCAATATATTTTCAACGATATCACAAGTCAGCGATATGACAGCCAAAGTTTTATCATCATATGCATCAACGTATTATACACCTCCTTTTTTAAAGTTGAGGATAAGCGATTGGCTTACGGTGTCTCCTATGATAATGACTAGCCTTACTGTTAAGTTGGGCAGAGTGGCATATGACTATAAGGACGGCGGCGTAGTTAGGCAGCTGCCTGTATTTGTCACCGCAACGATGGCGTTCGATTACGCGCAGGATCAAATACTACAGGGCGACTATCTTACAGACGTTGAAGGAGCAGAATCTTTATCAATACTTGGGGTACAGCTGGCTGGTAGCAACCCATTTAAATATAGCGAAATAAGAGGCTAATATGGTATATACAGTAACAGAAGAGGGCATAGATTATTCAGCCAACAGCTCAATCATGAGTTTATATGGGTCTGTGCTACACGTTATATCAGCACCTGAAGAGGGAAGACCTGACCTAATAGCTAACGACGCCTATGGGGATTCTGACTTATGGTGGGTGCTATGCATAGCTAACGGACTGGTATACGGCTTCAATGCGCAGTTTAGATTCAAGGCATACGATGAAGATGCCATGGGTAAAAAAATCGAGCAGCCCTCACAAGGAGGATTGCAACACATACCTGATTACCCTACCACAAACTTTCTTAAAGACCTGCCAATGCACAACAAGACAATAATATATGACTGCTATAAGAGCGAATTTTGTATAGGTAGAAGCATATTAGTGCCATCGATACAAGCCGTCGAAGCGTTTGTAAATAATACAAATGGTTAATTTCTTTTTAGGAAACATACAAATACCATCAGATAGGGTTCCTGATTTCATATACCATGAACAGATAGATAGATTTTCATATGGTAAAATTATAATAATAGATAGAGGTGGAGATATAATAAATGGTTTATCAATACCTGGTGGAGTTAGACTAATAGCAGTTATAGAGGAAGGAAACTATAAAGAGGTAATAGATACGTATATATATGATTATGTGGCTGAACCTAGGGAATACGGGTATGACTTATACTGCGATATAATAATGTATAGTGAGGAAATGAGGCACTATGCCATAGTGAAGCCCTCTGTTGGTATAAAAAACATGAAGAGCAATAAAGCCTTAGAAGAGTTGTTCAAAAGAGCAAATATATCATATACAGTAAATGGTAACGTAACAGCAGCCGACTCAATGAACTGGATAATAGCTAACTCGAACATACAGATGGGTATTGACCATATATTATCTAGGTCATATGTCAGCGATAATGACGCCTTATTGATATCATCTGATAATAAAGGCGTAATGACCATAGGTACGTACAATAGCTCTTTGGATAACCCATTGTGTACGATGACGCATATATATGGAATAGATGGACTTATAAATGGTGGCGACAAGGATAATCTTACAGTAATAGGATATAGTATTAGGAGTGGTTCAGGCTCTAGAAATGCCATATATAATGGTAACATGGTAAAAACCATATCAGATTATTCAAATGGCACTATACAGTCGGCAGGCGACAAACTGGTAAGTTCTGAACTCACCAATTCTCCAGGCGTGGTTGACCAATCTATAAAAGAACAGTTACTTGTATATGATACTTCGTATATGGATAAAATAAATGTTCATAAGAATTATTGGAAATCTGGGCAGATAAGAAATGGAATAATGGGGGCATGCTCCTATCTACTTGAATGCACATCAGCGTATGAGCCGATATCCAAAGTAGGATATTCCGCAAAAATGAAGTTGCTGTCGCTGGCTGAAAACAATGCGCACGTACAAAGTAAATTCAGTGGTGTATACATAGTAATAAGAAAAACAATATCATATAAAATATCTTCGCCAATAGTATCATGTTCATATTCTATGGTAAGGCCAAACTCATCAATAGATAAGTCAAAAGTAAAGGCCGCATATGGGAGTGATGCATCATGATAAGTCAGAGCATATTACATAGCAAATATTTTGGTCATAACTTATTGGATAGTGTACTAAACGACTATGATAAAACATATAATGGTATATATGTAGGAACAGTGGTGTCTGACGACCCACTTACTTCTTTAAGAGGGGCTGTTCGGGTACGAGTGCATGGCATTACTGATGGAGACGGGTCATCTGACATAGATAAAGATCTATTGCCGTGGGCCATACCGGCACCTAATATATGTTTTAGGGTACCTAAAAAAGGAACTCAAGTTCTATTATATTTCAGAAATGGTGATATATATATGCCTGTTTATATATCACAGGCAGCAGATATCGGCCAATATATCCCAGCCAAGGAGTCTGGCAGCAGATCAAGCTATCCAAACACCAGTCTGCTTTTTACGGATCAAAAGGACTTTAGGACGTCCTACGATTCTGATAAAAATACACTGACAATAGAGTTTCCAAATAACGTTGTATTAACGGTTGATAGTAAAGGTAGCATATCACATTCAGTGCCGACAGGCACGGATGGCGGGGCTGTATATCCGGTAATAACAGAAAAGTCCGTTGATATATGGACAGCCAGAAAACTTGATGGTAGGGGCACAAAGTATCTAGGCTCCAGTCACTCTAAGCCAGGTCCTTTGTAAGTAACATTATGGCCACATATGATATATCGTCTTTGTTAGATAGCAGCAGGTCTGTAGCTATCGAGGGTGGAAAGGCTGCTCTAAAGTATTCGGTAAGCACTTATGACTACCTTGCAGCCGGTAAGCAATGTGAAACTGTTGTAGAAAAGGCCTCAAAATGGATAAATGATACAAAGTTATATAAGTCTTTATATAGTAAAGTTGCTGGTGACAAAAAAGAGCCGCTCAATAAAGACAGTGATAAATCTCTAAATCAGCAAATCAAGGATGATGGCGGATATCTAAGTGGATATGACCTATTGACAGATGCCTGGTCTGTAAAGAAACCCAAATCTCTAATTGTTAGCAGCATAGAGTGGGTTGAGAACATGATATGCGTCACAATACCATCAACAATATACCAAATATTGAAGCTGATAGACGAGGCCTTAAAAACCCCCATAAGGTTGTTAGACCTAATAAAAGATATGAGTGATAGAATCCTTGAGGCCATAGAAAACAAAATAATGACAGCAATAGACTGTATATATAAAAATTTAAAAGACTTAACCAATCTACTAAAAGTCGACTTTTCGGCCAGCTTTGACGAAATAAGATACATATTATATTCATGCCCTTTCTTAGCGTCCGCCCTATCTGATATGCTTAGCATAACGTGTGATAAATGTGAAGATCCTATAAGGTGCATAGAAGAGATGCTGCAAAAAGCCGAAGATCTGGCTAATACACCGTATAATAATTCAAAAGCATATGTTAATAAAGTAATACACTCTATAAGAAAAGCTGTTGATGATTTCATTAAGAAAATATCTAATAAAGTACATAAGAATATAGATTACCTTATAGAGCAATATATAAAGCATATATATGATAGGAAGATGATACCAATGCTCCCATTCCCAGGAGATAAGGGCCCATGTAATGACCAGAAAAGGGTGTATATGTATACAATACACGAAGCCCTTATACTAGCCAAGCGATGGATAAAGTGCATAAAAGCGCTATGTTCATTAGCCTCTGATACAGCTGCAAACGAGCTAGATGTAATACTAAAGAAAATTGATACACAAACAGCCGGTATATTCTCTTCAAAATTAGGAGGATATATTAAGAATAGATATAACAAGATTTCTGGCATAGTTGGTGCTGACGGGTATTCAATATCTAAGAAAGATGACTCTGATAACATACTGGAAGCGTTTGGCAAAATAAAAGACGGCCTGAAGTCCATAAAAGATGATAACACTAGATATTATATGGACAACATGCAAGAGGACAGCACTAGAGAGGACCTACACGGTCTACATGTGCCATTCTATAAGCAGTTTGCCACCGACATTTCCAACTTCGGAGTGTCAAGGGCCCTTGAAAAAGGAAGAATAGCCAATTCAAAATCAAAAGGGGCGATAACAGACGCCAACACCTCAGAATATGAAGATAAGGCCACAGATGGCCGCGTCAGTGTCAGTGATACAAATTCGTATATAAAAGAGCAAAACGACCTACATATATATTACACAGATATCAGTAATCACGAGAAGGGTGCTGAAAAGAGAACCCTTGATAACACTCCATCAGATTATACTGTTAAGAATAACGGTCAGTTCTCAGTCACAGCCTAGATAGTAGGTCTCTTGTTTTGGTCTCTTTAAGAAGGGGCTCTTTCTTATCCTCTTTCTTATCCCTCGTGAATATACCCTCAACGCCCTTACTGACCTTTTCTATTACGTTCTGGTCTACCGTCTGTAAGGCGCCGCCAGTGATCGCTCCAAAGAGGCCCGTAGCCAAACCGGCTAGTCCACCTAGTTTACTAGGCAGGGTTGACTCTTTTTTATGCTGAGAGCTCATTATCTTGGCTTTTTTGCCAAGCTCTTTTAGAAGATAATTATATAATATAGGTCTATAGTTTTCAAATTCCCTTATATTAGAGTGGTCTATCGTAAAGTAATCAGTTAAAATCCCTGGCATATATCTAGCCACGATTGTTTCGTACACTGATATGGCATCTTTGCTTTTTGCAGTGGTAATTCCATTATCCACAGAAAATGCAGTATTGTACATACTGTAAAATGAGGAGTACAGGCCGCCAGAGACTTCGCTAAGCAATTTATATATTGAGTTATGGTTACCATCAGTAAAAATCATCAGTGCCAATTTCATCTCTTCGTCGCCCTCTATAGGCAGCACATACATTGATTTTTCATCATATTCTAGGTTATCCTCTTCAGAGGCCGTCTTATACATATATTTGTTATAAGATGTGTTTATCGGGTCAGGGTCCTTAATTTGACAGTATCTACAATCTATTTTCTGTACCCCTGTATCATCAGACTGGGTTATGTTTATAGATGCTACTGCTTTTGGGGTATTGTCTCCGAAAGTAACAAGCATGGCCCATATATTGGTGGGGCTTTCGTTTATTATTATACCCCTTATGTCGTCCGGCGATTGCGGGTCTATCAAAGTAAGCGAAGGAAAGGTCATTTTTGACATGTAAATACTTAATAATGGATACAACATCGCTAGCTAACGCCAAATACATAAACGGCGTAGAAATACTACACATCAAAAATCAAGAAAATATGGCATTGGTATCGACCAATAACGGAGTGATAGCCTTAGGTAATTTTGTAGACACCGCCACTAGGGATGCGTCTAATATCATCGCCTCCAGTATCATAGCTGGTACCTATCGTAATATATTGCTGTATAGTAATATACTAGTAACTGATATAAGTATGAGGCCACTTGTAATAGCCATATATACACCTAGCATAATAAAGAAGCTATCATACAAGAGAATACCCAGATACAGTAAGATACCAGATAACTGTACAAAATATACATACAGTAGTGGTGTTAATATTGATAAAGATAATATAATATGTAAGTTATACGATATTAAAGACCGGAATATGGCTGATAATGAAGAACTATCGCCATGGGTGTTTATATGGACCAGCGCCGTTAATAAAGACAGCATAAAGGCCATTCAAAAGTATGTTGAACTCTCGAAGGCACCTGCGCAACAGGTACACATGTACTCAAACGGCAACCTTACTATAAATGTTATGATATGTCAGTTATCGGCAGCAGCCAACATGGATGGCCTAGCTCTGGTATACTAGGTGTTGTTGATAAGGCCTCTGAAGGCCCTGACTATCATGCCACTTTTGGCATAGGCCTCGTATTCTATTTCTTTGCCTGGGTGGTCGTCGGGTATGTCATATGGTATACCGCCAATCATCAGCGCTTCGTCTTTTTCCATTTGAGCCAGGTGCACCATCTCATGTACCATAGACACCAATATATCAAGTATATGTCTATTTTTGACATATATTTCCATCTTACGCATGGAAGGGATGAAAACGGCCTTTTTGAGGTCATCGTTTAGGTTATGTATGGTGTTATTACTATCAGACGGCATGATATCTATGGAAAAGTCGCCTTTTATTCCCAACCTATCAATAGCAAATGGTATAGCCGCTTCTATCCATTTTTTATTGGTGTCACTTATGGTACACCCCTTTTTATATGTAAGGTTGGCTTTTGTCATAGCTTTACTTATAAACCATACTACAAAAACTATATCAGGCCTTTACCTCTTAGCATATTATTCCATTCAGCGGTAGCGTAATTATATTCATGCATATATCTATCATAGGACCCTGTCAGCTTGCGTACACCAGACCTTATGTGATGGAATGGCGTTTTGTTTATCACTATGTTTTTATAGCCTAGAGCTAACGATTTATTTGATATTACTATATCAATACAGCCGTGCTTATGCAGAGGGAAATAATTTCTGAACTCCCTTATCAGATTTATGTTATAGTATGGGCATACATTTTCAACAAAGCTCACTTCTCTGACATCTTCTCCGTTATCGTAAGAAAGGGCACCGGCATGTGGATCTGTGCTGTACAAGCCCCAATGCGATATCCCAATTTCTGGTGTCAAAAACTCATGGAGTGCATCTATATGTGATTTGTTATATCCATAGGTATCATTGTTAAGGAACCCAACAAAGTCATACTCTTTAATAAGCTCTTCATTAGCCATTAGCCACTGTATCATCCCACCAAACTCAATATTATCATGCCCGAGTTGATGGACGACGCCAGTCTGCGGCACAAACTCCTGTGACGATGAATTATCTATTATCACCACATCATGGCCATCGCATTTTATTTCTTCATATACCCTATTGGTCATATCAGGAGAATTATAGGAAAATATCGCCGATAGTATCTTCACAATACGCCCCTTTTAAGACCATATTTATGCATTTAGATAAATACCCAACATGAGTCATAATGAAATAGAAAAAGCTATAAAGACTATGAACGCCCTTACCTTGAATGCCAAGGAAGTGCTTCAGAAGCTTACAGTATGGGCTACTACCACTGAATCGACCATAGACTTTGTGCTCCTTGACCAGAGTACAGGTGGATATACAAAAACTGCCCTTACTATACCAACTGCTTTTTCTCTTAATACACCATACTGGGGCAGTCCGTTTATAAGCACTGACAGGAAAGACTCGTTTATAGATAAGTTGAGGTTCTACTCTAATGAGGGTGGTTGGGTATTCGATAAACAGATATCCATACCTGAAGTAGGTGACCCTAACTACCTTCAGGTAGCGGATACACGGTTTTGGGAGTTTGGTGGTTCTGATATATTAAGCCAGTACTACTATAATGACGTTGCTACATATACCCATGTTGCAGCACTTTTCAGAAATAAAACCACACGGTTTACATACGAAAATACGCTAAGGTCTGGCGGAAGCATAAGCAACGCGAGGAATTGGTACAGCTATATAGACATAACTGGTTACTCTGAAAAGGGGTATAAAACAATCATGCACGGGTATAGTGCATCAATAAACTTTGGTGGCAATGATACCTACGCCAAGTTCTATAATAAGAATGTTTATATAGGGTATTCTGCTCTGATAAGCAGCCCGGCTTCTGTGTATGCTTCTGATTCATTAAACACTATTAACACATACATAGATGGCAGAAATGCTGTGTATATAGGATGTAACTCTATATACACACCATACAGCGGAGCCGATGTAAAACACATATTCATAGGTGCTGATGATACAACGTACATCCATAACGGTAATACAGAGATAGGCATTAACGGTGCCAAGCTGTATACCTACGCTAGAGATGCATTGTGGTATGGTAGGGCTCTCGGTACAAACACCATAGCTTCTGCTACAAACGTGGCCGGAAGAAATGTTAACATAGCCACGTATTCGCCCACAACCGGAGCTGGTGCCTATGTATATCTAAGGATGGGTGATAATAGCTTTAATTTAGTAAAAAACACTATAGGATATATCGGCTTAGATAGATATTCAGAGAGCTATACCCTATCTGCAAAGTTAGTGGCTATAGCGCAGTCGTCCTTGTATGCTGGATTCGGTAACGGTAGTTCAGGCATGGAAATCGGTTACGGTTGTAAATATGCCAATATAGCTCGCTCTGCGGCTGGAGTGGACGCTTTTACGGATGCCGGTAGTGTGCTGTTGGCCACCTCAAGAGGGTATACCAACGGGTATCTTGAAATAGGCACAGATCGCAAGATTATAAATCTAGCCAGCGGCTGTGATAATCTCAATATTGGAGGCACTGGAACAAGCGCCGTTTTCAGCGGCGATTTGCTTAATACTAAAGATGTAAGAGTTACCGAGATAAACAGTATAGATGATACCATAATAAAAGGTGGCAAAGAAAATAGGTATGGTTCTAGAATACCTACAGTAATAAGCGGAATGTGGAACGACAGCAAATATAATCTTAGAAAGTACCACGCCGAGGTGATATTCCACAAAGGAGGTTACGCCGATCCTTACGACAACAGCGGGGAAGGCTCTCGCGAAAGTGGGTATGTGTGGAATAAAGTAAAACACTATGAAGTTGGAACAAACAACATAAAAATAAGATTCCAGTTATTTGATATAGGTGGTGGAATTAAGGTTGTGTATGCTAGGTGTGTAAAAACAAAAGATGTACCACAAAAGGTATATATATGCAGTGCTACAGATACAGACTCCATCATATCTGATAAGACAGAAATATCATCTGATGTCATGTCTACTTTATATGATACAGACGATTACATGTCGCCTGACTATAATAAGGGTGTGAGTATACATATCTATTATGAACGTACTATGCCAGATTGGCCATTCGGCTTAAATAATGTGGAAAATAGGAGAAGAGGTCTTAGATTTATAGAAATACATGAAAACGTCAACACTGGCGACATAATAATAAGAACCATAACGCATGACGATGAGCATCCTTTCTCTTTCTATAAAAATAGCATAAACAATATTATAAAACATAAAGAAGTAGAACCAGGATGCAGGAGGGTATGTACAATAGGCAAAACTACATGTGTATACACTGGTAGTATTAACTACTCACAGTATGAGTACGGTGCTTTCGGTGTGTATACAGACAGCGCCGCATATGGCAACGGCAATGCTGACATGCCAAGATGGTCAGCTGACATATTTGGATGGGGAACATGGGGAACAACGAGACCAAACGGAAGTCCCATATATTATGACATGCCAAGCCACTTTATAAAAGGATACCTACCAACAGCTACCATTAATCCAATGGACTGGATGGGAGATCCGGCAGTCTCTGACTATTACGCAGAAAGACCACTAATAATAGTGCACGCCTATAGTGATGTATCTTCTATATATGCACAATATAAGTGCGTCGATAATGTCAGTGACCTTATACATGGATCTTTTACAAGGCCTGGTATGGAGGCTATGGTGATAGCTATGGATGGTAATTATAGAACAGCTGTATTATTAAGAAGCTTCGACAACTGCGGGTATGCTGGTATTAGAGAAATATCAAGGTTTTTAATAGTTGATGGCTCTGCAGAGGGAAAGAGGGTAATAGTAGGAGGTACAGACCTAATAGATGGCACAACGCTTGAAAAGATGCTGTATGAGACAGATTATACCCTTTCACCTGTGACTGGGGCTAACGTTATGCAGTATACAATGAGCGGGTCCATGACAGATACCCTTGTTGATGTTGGTGTGGCAGGGTATGACAATAATTGGTCTGGGTTAAACACCGTCCCTGCATTGCAAAGATATAAAATAAATGCTGACTCTGTTAGCTATATATTGCTTGATAAAAGTGACTTTGGAACTAGTGTTACCTTCCCAAAAATAGTTGATGTAGTTATGGGATATAACCTGATAGAAGGATTTAGAGGCCAACTATGAATAACCTAATGCATAATTCTCTGGAGCTTATGCGCGGACTACATATGTGGTGGAAATCAATATATGTTAAGCAGCCATATGATGTCACCATAAGACTTAAAAAAGACCAGGCACCGTATATCGAAACGATAGTAATACCTTCGGCCTATAAAATAAGGATGGCCTCTAAAGATTCAGTAGTAAGGGGATATGCAAAAGAGGTTCTTGGGTCACCGGCTAATCCCATCACGCAGTATACCTATACAATAGATAATAGCACAAAAAAAGACTGCTATATATTAAGTGCACACATGAACCATGATGGGGTGCTGGTCATAGACGCCAATGGTGTTGATGATGGTACAAAAATAGATTTTTTTATAAAGCTCAGGGATATGAACATACTACAGCCAAATAAGACTTATATACAGATAGGCAATAATAATATAAGTGGCGGCCTAACTGTGACATCAGCAATAGCTGGTACTAATTATGCCATGCATGACAGGCGTGAAATGATATTTTCGATGTCAATTGAAAAGATAGACGGTGAAATAATAATAACAGCGTTTAGTCCTATGCCTGGATTTATAGTTAACAATAATTACGGGCTGGCTGCAGTGTTCAACCCTTATAACGGCATGTTTAAGGACCCTTTTAGTGGATAACTTAGACGACATAAGGCTGAGAGCAGAACCAATAGGGCCTTTGTCAGCCCATATAAACAACTATACCAGCAGAGCTGGTATAAGGTGGAATACTCTCGAGCAGTTCGACTCCAACATAAAATATATGAACGGTATACATTCAGCCATCAATGATGGGTGGAAGAATATAATAACAAGCAGCGGTTGTAATAACAGATTTAATCTGCCATTTAAACCACTTGAAAGGTTTGCGTCGGTTCCTTTCACTGGTGACTATACAAATGTTAATCCTGACGAAAATACAATACCAACAGACCCAAATGGCGGTTTGTACGGCATTGATGGTCCGGCATATTTGAAGACCAATGATAACGAAAACATCCCAGAAGACCAGAGATATACAGCCACTTATAAAACATATGACACCGCCATTGATGATAAACACGTATATATACCAAGAGCGGCTTCTCAATTCTTGCCCTCACATGGACACCCTCGTATACATATGGAGACGAACCCATGGCATGACCTCCATGGTGACCTCCATGGTGAGCACTATCCAATAACATGGGAGAATAGTGCTTGTGAAAAGCTAGGAGCCGGGAGTTTTGTGTACCACAGTTATCCGTCTATAGAATATCTGTTAGCTGATTATATCATTAAGGACACCGGTATTCGTAAGGTTTATGAATATAAAGGCGTCGACGAAATAACAATAACAGAAAAAGATGGTAGAAACATATCAATAATATTTTATACTGACATACAAAATACAGATATAAATGTTTTGTTGAAGTTTGCTAGCGATATACAGCTTGGAGAATCTTTCAACATAACAGTGCACTATCTGTCATCAAAGATGGCAAATACTCCAGGCATGAGTATGTACGAGTGGCCAAAGCTGATAATATGCGACCAAGATGTAAAGCTATTTGCTACGGGTAGTGTCGTAAATGGCATGTACCAGTACATAACTTCATATGGCGACATACAGGGGACATATTCAGTGGCGCATGGTAGTGGGCAACATTCTTATGTAGCCATGCTGGGTTCAACATCATGTATGGATATAGATGGTGTGTACGGGTGTATAGGTAGACACCCCCTGCTAGAAAATGATACCATGCCGACTGTAACTAATATGTGGTGTGAATACGATAATCAGAATACATTTACTGATGTTGTTTCTTATTATATAAAGGTAATAAAGGCTGTAAGGGGAGTCATCCCAGTGTCTATAGTTCAGTCATGTAACGGTGGTAGAGGCATGGTGAATAATGCTTAACGATACAGTCCAGAACCAGCTTACAGAAGGTACCTCTAGTCTATACCTCACAAACGCTCCTTATGTGATAACAGAAGAAGATGAGTTATTGTTTAAATCAATAGAAATCAACCTCCTAAAATGGGATATAAGTGGTATAGAAATACCTATAGAAATAGACAGCTTCATGTCAACTAGCCAAGAGCTGCCTATAGTAACCAGGGCTAATTTATCTGGTACCTTAAACATAGAAGTAGCCCTAGACGAGTATCTTGATAATTATTATGCCCTCTGGAAGTGGGGCCAAATGTACATGAAGTCAGCTAATAGAAAAGCTGGCGGCAGCCCATATGGCAAGCAAATACTAAGAAAAGCCTTTTGTGATTATGCCGAAATACCGATATTGAATAACAATTTAAATGACGCTGTATACATACAACTAGAAAAAGTCAGATTGAAGAGTATATCTGGGTTTTCTTTTGGTAATTATTCAAGCAAAAGTGTCACGTCGAAGGCGTCATTTGTTTTCAATGATATAGCTCTTGAACGTGTCAGCAAAAAGATAGCTACCTAACTATTAAAATTGATTGGCCGTGGGCTTACATGCGGTACATACATTACACAAAAGCAAGGATTGAAAAATGAAACTGAAGGTAACAAGGTCTGGCGTCATTAAAACCTGTGCCGCCAAGTTGGTGAAGAAAGAGATGCCTGGATCTTCTGAGAAGCACAGCGTCAGGGTTATAGATTTTTCCGCTGAGATGGCCTACAATGAAGGAGACTTATCCTATCTCCTCGGCGTCAACAGCAAGGCCGCAGACGACATCGGCTATGATAGCGCAGCGTGGAGCCAGATAGTAGGCAATTTTGCCATAACAATTAATGAAGTTTACATAGGAAAAGTAAACATCATGAAGGTAGCTAGAAAAAACTGTGATAAGGGTAATACATATACAGTATTTTTCAGAACCGAAGACATCGAGAACGCTACCATACTGTCCAACTACATAAATGACACGGATAGCTTGGCGGCGTTCATGCTCGAATCTGAAAAGCCCTCCGAAAGCGAAGACAAGACCTAATATAGAGGTCTGGACACTTTGGTGGCGGGTGTCTCCGCCACATTAAGTAGGTGCAATATGAAAATAGCTGTACTTGGTGACCTCCATAGAGGTTATGGATACTCAAAAGATCAGGGCTCCGAAGATTTAGGAAAGAAGATAGAAAAATCACAAGATGACTTCTTTGATATGCTTCTTATCCCATATATGGAAGCTAATAATATAGGCACAATAATACAAACCGGAGACGTATACGAGCAAGAGTATATATTAGACAGTAGAACCATATCAAGTACCATAGACCTATTCAAATATAAACTAGGTAAATATGACATACATGTAGTAACTGGTAACCATGATATATATTATAACGATGATAGAACAATTAATTCTCTGAAAACTATAGAAAATAAAAATGTATCTGTGTGGAATGAGGTATCGGCTGCTGAGATAGGCGGCAAAAGTATCTTATTATGTCCATGGCTAGTAAAAGACGAGCACGCTAAGCTTGAAGAATATATAACAAAGAAAAAGCCGGACATAGTTGTTGGGCATTTCGAAATTAAAGACATGCCAATGTATAAAAATAGGCCTTCTAATAGAGGATTCCATCCGTCTTTGTTTACAGACAATGTGAAGCTTACGATATCTGGACACTACCATACAATATCTAATTACACATCAGACAATGGTAACAATTTAGTATATGTAGGGACTCCGTATTGTTTGAATCATAATGACGATGATGAAATACGAGGATTTTGGATACTTGACACAGAAGACTTAAGCATGTCTTTTATAGAAAATACCTATAGTAAAAAGTTTACTACCGTAAGTGATGTAGGCTCTTTAGAAAAGTATGAGTCTCTTAACAACTACTTCGTTAGAATATTAACGGACCCGTCTACGTCCATAGAGGATGCATCTCTCTTTAGGAAGGCCATAGATGAAAAGGCACCGTTCTTTTCAAAATCAAGGCCATCTGGTAATATAGCTGGTGTATACGTACCTATCGAGAACATAAAGCAAGATGACATCGTAGCCAGAGCCTTGGGTGGCGATGATATGGTAAATATGGCATCCACATATATAAATGTATTGAGCATGGACGAGGATATGAAACAAAAAATGATAGCCAGGATGCATGTACTAAGGGATGAGATACGCGGTAAAAAGCAAAAATAGATAAAATTTATGAGACATCAAGAAAGAGGATACCAAAATGGGTAAGCACAAGGGCCATGGCCGGGCTGGTTTTCAACCTAATCAGAGCATAGGTAGAAATATAGCCAAAAATCTCAATGGGTTGGTGTCTAAGGCTTCTAGTATAGATGAAGCTGTGGCCAACTTTAAGAGCGCCAACGGTATGGCCGCTGCCGGTACCCCCGGAGCCAACTTCGTCCAGTCTACGTCACCGCTTGGGGCGAATGCCGTCATACGTAAGAACGAAATTAAGGAAAGCGACCTTGAAAAAAAGGTGCTTATACCTACCCCGCATAAAGACGCGCCTACCTTATATAAGGAAGTGACCTTACCTAAGCTCAATAAAAATATACAGGTGTCCCTGGCTGATAAGGTTCAGGTGATAGGCTTTCCGGGAGACTTTTCCGGGTGCGGCCATTTTAGAATGCTGTTCCCATTTGCGATAGCTAATGCAAAGTTCGCAAGGACCGGGAAGGTACTGTTTAGCACCACCGGGCATCATATGACCCAGGAAGATGCCCTTCTCAATGTGCGCACGTTATGGTTCCAGAGACCCCAGAGCAGACAAACTCTTGGTATCATAGATAGCTACAAGAAGTATCAGGCGTCTTACAAATACAAAATAGTAGTTGAAGTTGACGACTACATATGGGAAGTACCTAGTTATAATACCTCTAGGGTGTTCTCTAAGATTGAATCTAGCAGCAACGCTAAGAGCGCCTTTAACATCGCAGATGAGGTTGTTACTACCACTCCGGTCTTGGCCAGGGAAATCTCTGAAATATGTAATATACCTATTGACAAGATAAGAATAATACCAAATTATCTGCCCAGGTCTCTATACACCACTGATGTCGACAAGGTAGCCGCCGTAGATATAAAGAAGCCAAAAATACTGTACAATGGGTCAGGCACCCATTATGACAATGTTAATAAGTTGTATGGTGACCTTGATGGTAACATAAAAGAGTTCATCGCCGAATACTATGAGAAGTATGATTTTGTTTTCATGGGTGGTCACCCCTGGTTTGTCGATGACCTCGTGAAGAGCGGCAAAATAACCTCCATACCGTGGTTTGATTCATATGAATATCCAACGGCTTTGAGAAGGGTGATGTCTGACTTTACAATAATGCCCCTAAAGAATAACATATTCAATAGGTGCAAGTCTGACATCAAATATCTAGAAGCATGTGCTACGGGCTCCATTGCCATTGGGTCCAAATTTAAGGATTCGCCGTACGAAAACATAGGCCTGACATTTGATGAGAATACATCTCCAAAAGAGCTGTCTGAAATAATAGACAAACACTGCGAAGTATCTGAACGAAACAAGATATTGGGCAACCAATACGCGTTTATGTCAAGTAGGTGGATGGACACTGTAGACAATATAATGGAATACATATATGCGTCTACACAGGGATGCGAGGGGTGGGCTATAGATAAAGACCATCCTCAATGGAATGATTTCAAGCATATGTTCAGGGCACCTTGCTAGTTTGCGGTACTTCTACCATAAGCGAAATAGTGGCTGCCCACCTGGTGGCCACTGGTCAGTTTTCTATATCTGATGTTACGATAGTGCAGCTACCGCATTTTAGGAAGAACATGCTGGAAATGGTGGCCTCTGGTGGCAGTCATACCATTGTATGCTCAGGAGAAACGGAGGAGTCTGATAATATAAGCTATATAAACCAGGTTGAATATTTTAATGATAAAAAGGTGGGTTCCTTACAAGACACTATAAAGACGGCTATAAAAGATATTGTTAGTAATAGTTATGATATGTATTCATCAGCGTTTAATAATTATATAATGCATGATATAGAGACCATAAACAACATAGCTTATACAGGACTAGTTAATGGATATGCTGGCAGCGCATCTGACCCTTCGATGCAGCTGAATATGTGGAATACGGTGAATGAACAGGTACATCTATCAGATATAAAGAGGCCATGTAAAGAGCTGGCTATTATGACAGGAAATGGGTATGTAAGGTATATGGCAAGGGCTATGATGTACAATGACACAGACCTAAAAATAGTGGCTTTTATTAGTAAAGGTAAAATATATGTTTATTTTAGGGACGGAATGGTCCCTAAAGAATATATTTCTGCACATGCTTGGTATGAGGGCTATTGTGAGTATGGCCAGTTCGCTGCAGTTTTATCAGAATCTGCTGTAAAAAATCTGATTACTTGCATGTGCCATAGAGTCGTGGAAAGTAATTAAAATCATAGTAGGAGGAAATCATGGACGTAACTATAGAGTCACCAGATGTGAAAGCGTTGGCAGGACAGACAAGTCTACCTGGAGTGGGCCAGCTCGCAAAGACAGCAGGGTTTAGGCCCCCGAGACTCGACTATTTCATAACAACCATGGATGCTGTCGACAAGAACGATAGCATAAACAAAAAAATCATGGACATGAATCTATATGCTAGTTCTGTGATAAACATAGAGATAAAGGGCAGGCCAGATCCGTCTGTAGACCCTAAAAATACTACTGTAATAGTATTTTATAAGACGAAAATCGACAATTCGAAACACAGAGTTGATTACTTTTACACCACGGTTGGTGAAATAGAATCAACAGACGCCTGCAACAAATATATGGCTGTCAAGAATATCTCGGCCAACGATATACTGTCAGTGACATCTACAAGATGCAAGAGAAGTATGGGTCTGGTACCGGATATTACCATATTTGTACATTTCAAAAGACAGCCGAATGGTGCTGATTGATAGCATTTTCAGATAGCAAATAGTTAAAATAAAAGACGGAGGCTTCTATTGCCGTCGCTATTACCAGGCCAGACAGTACCCATGTTCAAGAGCGTCTACTACGACAGGCGCTCTGGCTCTGTTAAGATGAGGTTTGTAGGCGATGTAGACTCAGAGATACCAGCAAATAAGACTTATTGGGTAGGGTCTGGTAATACTGACTATTATGGCTGGAGAGATGTATACGGCAATAAGGTATGCAGGAAATCCCAGCAAAAGAAGACAGACGGTATTGAGCAGTCAGAGGCTGACATACCAGTAGAGATAAGGACGCTGGTAGACTTATATCAGAATCAAGATGACACGAATATAGCATACGAAGATTTTAGAACTGCATATATAGATATTGAGGTGGAGCAGGAAGATATAGATGGAAAGCCAGCCCCGTTTCCTGAGCCTTCTGTCGCTGCCCAAAGAGTTAATCTCATAACCTTATATGATAACAGAGAAAAGAGCTTCATCAGCTTCGGGTTAGAGCAAGACTGTACCCTTAGTCTCGCCGACGCTGGAATACCAGACGGCATTAAATGGTATTACATAAAATGCCAAGATGAAGTAACTTTATTCAGAAAATTTATAGCAATGATGGCCAGGCTTAGGCCTGACATATTGACAGGATGGAACTCTTTAGAGTTCGATATGGGGTACCTGTACCATAGAGCTCTGAGGCTGGGCCTAGAAGAAGAATTTTGCGCAATATCGCCATACGGAGGGGTGCGCAAAGTAGATTATCCTTACGACAGCAAGCTGTCTTATAAAAAATGGCATATAAAGATAGATGGTATATCACAGCTTGACTACAATGTATTGTATAGAAAGTATACTGTAGAAAAGAGAATAAACTATAAGCTGGATACGATAGCTAGAATACATTTAGGAGAGGGTAAGGTTGAACTACATGAGGGGCTGAGAAAAGAATATAAAATAGATTGGAATAATTTTGTAAAGTATAACATAAAGGACGTAGACCTAGTAGTAGGTATAGATAGAGAGACGCAACTGATACGTCAGGTCATCTCGTCTTGTGCTACTTGCAGGTGCCCATTGGAATGGAACACTACCACGAAGAAAATGGTGGTAGGATCTTTCTTGCATTTCCTGCACAAGAGGAAGATTGTAATGCCTCCCCTTTTGGACCATCCAAAAGGCAAAAAATTTACAGGAGCTTATACAAGGGCTAATCCTGGCAGACGCAAAAATGTGGTGTCCTACGACTTTAAGGCGCTCTACCCATCAATAATGATAGGATGTAACATATCGCCTGAAACAAAGGTCATCGACAGGCTTCTTCATGAAGGTAAGAGAGGATTCGACCACACCTTGTATAGGGCAGAAGACCTTATCAAGTCTACTATAGAAGGCGTATATTGGTTGAGGGGCAAGAACGGCATCATGGCCGACTTCACGAAATACATGTTCGATACGCGTGACGTGTATAAGCAGAAGAAGCTCGAATATAAGAAGCTTAATGACCACCATAATGTACTGATAGCAGATACTATTCAGATGACATTTAAGATATTTGGTAACTCGATATATGGTCTTGCTGCCAATAGGCATTTCCAATTCTTTGACTACGAGAATGCAGCTTCCGTGGCCAACATTGGGAACAACCTCATACAGTTCTTCACCAGAAAAATAACTGAATTTTTCGATAATGACTTGGAAGTAAACGAGGAGTTCAGGAAAGAGTTCGGTAGCTACGCCAACGTGACTATCAAGGGTGATAACCCAGACTGGGAGAAAGATATATGGTCTAAAAATGGCCATAGAAGAGATAGATGCACGGGCCATAAACGACTGGTGCTCATAGACACAGACTCGTTCTTCCTTGACTATTCTGACATATACGGGCCGTTCGAAAAAGACATGACGCTGACGGACTTTACAGATAGGTTCGAAAAGGCTATATTCGGAGAAGTTAGGAAAAAGATATCAGAGGAGTGGTGCCAAATATACAACTGGAAATATAACACTCTGTATGCAAAGATAGAAAAATGCAGCAACACAATGATTGTGCAGACAACCAAGAAGTACATGACATATCTTGAGTCTGATGAGGGTGTATGGCTAGCAGACAGGCCGTTCGAGGATAGATTTAAAGCCGTTGGTATAGAACTACAAAGAACATCGACTCCGGAGCTCGCTAAAAAAGAAATCATGAAGTTTGTTAAGCCTGTCCTGCTGGGAGCCGATAGGGAAGAGATGCTTGATATATTCAAGAATACAAAACTTGAGTATGAAAGTGCTGATATATCCCAGATGTCAATGTCCGCTTCGTGCAGATGTCTGTACCTTGAAGATAAGCTGGAGGAAGAAAAGGAAGGCGAGGAGTTAGTGGCTATCGAGGGTAGCGTTATCAACTGGGAGGAAGAAGGAGATGACGAGGGTAATAGCAAGGCCTGGGATAAAATAAAAGTAAGGCCTGATAGATTGGCCGCTGCTAGATGGAATGCCCTGCTCGGAGCGAATAAAGACCCTGAAATAATAACCCCAGCTGCATTTGATACAGACAAGATGAACAACGGTAACTTCGAGCCCATACAGGCCAAAAACAGGTTTAAATGGGTGTATATAAATCAGAAGGCCAACGCATATGACTGGGGCTCCATAGCTTTTTCTAGTAGCAAATATCCGGGCAACCTCAACGACATATTTGAAGTGGACAGAGATAAAATGTTCGAGGCCACGTATCTGAAGCCTATTGATAGACTCACCAAGGCTATAGGATGGGGGTCTTTCAACGCCACGGAAACAGAATCGGTTGACGATATGTTTGTGTTCTAAATGTAATTTCTAGTATTTGTCCTTAAGTAAAAATATGGACAAGTCTAAGTTCTCCCATGATATAATACCATGTAAGATCCATGCCGATGGTAGAAAATACCCATACGAGATAACTGAAAACATGTGGTATAAATGGGAAGGTATTAAAGGCGTAATACCCCCTACTGTCATAGTTGTTCCAAAGACATATTGTACAGACCTAGTATCAGTTCCCTGGGCTTTTCAATGGGCCATTAAGCCGAGCGGCAAGGCTGCCATGCCAGCAATATATCATGACATAGGATGCTCTACTGAGGTGTTTAAGGTACAGCAAGTTAATGACATGATGAATTCAGCCATGAAGGACTGGGGTATTGGCCCATCTTTGAGAATTCCTGTGTATTGTGGTATATACGCTGGCTGTTGGCTTACATGGAGGCAGCATGTACGTAAAGAAGTCGCTGAAGACAGAGCACTTGTGGCAAGCGCTTCTAAAGAAGTATGGGACGAATACGGTTCGTTATTTAGCGGATATGCTAAAATATAGTCCCAAATTGATATATAAAGGCCAGTATATATAAGATTATTGATTTTTAAAGTAAGTAATAGTTTTAGGAGGTATTCCATGGCAGTCAGACCTTTAACCGGCCAACTCAAGGGTGCACCTGGTGTAGAGATATCAACTATCGACACCGCCCCCATTGTGGATGTTGATAGCACCTTTAAGATTGGTATTGTTGGGTGGACTCCTAAGGGCGAACCTAACGTGATAAACTCCATACGTAATGACGCTGGAATAAGCCAGTATGGGGCTCCAGGCCAGAATTACATACACAATCAGCCCTTCTATGCCATGAATATGTTCAAGGCAGCGGGAGCAGTAACGCAATTCGCGAGAGTGGCGGCTGAAAAAGAGCATCTCAATTTCTATGCGCCTGCGTTTGGGTCTGCATCGTTCAGTTCGAACACGTCATCGGCAGTCATTATAGCGCCGTCAGCAAGTTCGGCTGTGGGATATGCTGGATACTACAACGACATAGATTCAGTAGTTGGCGGTTCTAACCTATACATCGTTTCGCCGTACTCCGGGTCTGAATCTCCCATGACCATATGGGCAAAGTATCCTGGCATGAACACCATCGCGGTCTCCATACACACTCATGTACTGCCATTTAGTGGAACAAGCGCCTCCTTTGGTAATGCGTTTACGTTGAACGACGTGTACGTGACGAAGGCCATTCAAAATCTTGGATACTACAACGAGGCGTCTGCTGACAACCCCTACACAGACGTAATATCAAAAATTGGTGTGCTTAAGGTGTATGATTATTCAACATCACTGAGCGAACCGGTAGAAACCATAACCTTCTCCAATGAATACATGACTGACACCAATGGTGTTCAGTACTTCATGGAAGAAGTCACCAAAAATAGCAAATACATACGTGTGAAGGTAAACCCTACATATGTACCGTCTTTGAGTACATGGTGTGGCCATGGAGGCGTAGGTAGCTCTCCCAAGGTGACCCTTGTTGGCGGCTCTGTCAGCACATATGCGTTGGCCGTTACTAAGTGGGCCTCGGCATGGGAGCTGTTTTATGATACAGACAGAATCAAGGTAAACTGCCTATGCTCGATGGGGACCAACCTTGCCGGATTTGGGTCTGAAATAGCTGGCATACCCAGCGAGACCTTCAATTCTGAGGTGATGGGTGTGATGAAGGACGTGTGTAACGCCAGGAAGACATGCTTTGGCATTCTGGACGCACCGAAGTTCGATAGCGTGGATGAGCTCGCAGCTATGGTGGAAGAGGTGGTGCCTGGGTCTCCTGACTACAATTGCCTAGCTTTGTATGACGGAAGAGATACCATGGTAGATGCCTCGGTCAGACGTAATGTGGAAATAGCTAAGTCTATCACCGTGGCGTCAATCATTGCCACAATGCGTAGCAAGTCTGTTCCGTGGGATATCCCGGCCAATATCGGCAACGGCACGATACCCTACCCCATAATAGGCCAGGCGTACTCCAGAAAGTATCCAGACGAGATAGGTGTACTGAAATCGGCCAGAATAAACGCTACCAGAGTTTCCAATAAGGGCATGTACCTCTACGGCAACAACACGCTGCAGAGGGCCAACACACCTCAGAGAGA